GCCCGCAACATCGCGGAGGCTAACTCGAACGGCTGCTGAAGCACGGCCTTGGCCCACTTCAGCCGATTGGCGTGGTTGGCCGTGCCGGCGTCTTCCGTGCGGATCGCCTCGGCCGCAATGTCACAGGCGGCAGCCACGCGGTTGCGGAGGGTCGCGTCGTTGCGCAGGTCAAACAGTTCAGTAAGCGTCGCCATCGGATTGGTACCTCATTGGACCCGCTTGCCGTGGACCCGGACAAGGATCCCTTGCCCGGAGAAGTGGTAGCACTGGAGCCCGGGCGGGGCCATGACCTCGAAGACGTCGCCGTAGGCGCCATCGTCGCCGATCACCGTGATCCGGTCGCCGATCTGTGGCGTGGCCAGCTCGCCCTGCAGCACGAACTCCGCCGCCTCAAAGATGAAATCCCGGTCCGTGTGCTCGATCCGCACTGCCCCGGCCGCATCCACGGCGTATTCCGTGTTGCCGAAGGCCGCGGGCAGATCGATCCGCGCGTCGCCGCGGGCGTACAGAATCCGGGCCCCCCGGAGTTGCGCATTGGCGCGGTGGCCTGCGATGATCGCATTGGCGGCCGGGCTGGCCATCAGCGGCTCCTGTCAGAACAGCAGCTCGAGGACCATTGATACCGACGATGCGTCAGTGCAATTCGCCCCGCTGACGGCCTTGGCGCGGACGTACCGCAGGCAATTGGTCGGCAGCTTCTGCCGGAAGGTGTCCGCCGCTACCCCCGCGCTCTCGGCCCCCGTCTTCACCAGGTTCCAGAGCGTTGTGGGGCTGCTGAACGCGACGTCGGAGGCCATTTCGATGCTGTAGGTCATCGTCTTGGTGTCGGGCACCATCGTGGCGGTCAGCGCCGGCATGGTCAGTTGGAGCTCGCAGTCCGCCAATCGGGCACCGCGGGCTGTCAGTGCACTGCCCTGATCGATCGCTGTGCCGTTGACCGTGGTTGCGGCCGCGGCCGGCATGGCGTCAGACTTCCGGAGATTGGCATCGCGCAGCGAGTGGCTTGCTCGCACGGTCATATCGGGTTCCTTTCACAAGAGAGACGTTTGATTCAGATGGCCCCGCTTACCTCGCCCTTTTGGCACCGGTCCCCATCCCCGGCTCAGACGTTGAGCGTCTCCGTGCTGACGATGCTCTCGCTGACCAGGATCGGGATGGTCTCATTGCCGATCCCAGCCACACTGTTCGGAAACGGCGCGGGGGCGCCGGTGGGGCTGGTCGCCGTCCGGCTCGACTGGAGTTGCTGCAAGCTACGGAGATTCATAAACACGGCGTTCGGCGGCAAGTTTGCCGGAAACTTCGCGAGGGCCTGGCTAATGAGCGAATCCGTCAGCCCCTTGCCGCTGTCGGCCGTCAGATCACGGATGCGGCAGACGCTCCGCAGCGATCCGACCTGGAGCCCGGGCCGGGCCGTCATGCTCTGGGTGATGACCTCCAGGAACTTAGTGGCGTCCGCGGGATCGGCGGCCGTCTCAATCCGGCGGTCGGAGAAGGCCAGGGCGCCGTTGAGGCCCCAGACCCACTGGACATCGAGTTCGCCGAAGCGGATTAGCCAGACGCTCGACCCGGTGCTGGCCGAGGTTCCCCCGGCATCCACGAGCATGTTGCTGGAGTCGTAGCAGTCGATCAGGCCCGGGAACCCCTTGGTATTTCCGGCGGCACCCGTTCCGTAGCCGGTGGCGGAATTGCCATAGAAAAACTGCTTTCCCAAGCCCTGCATTTCGCCCTGCATCGTGGCCAGGGCCTCGCGGGCCACGTAGGCGTCCTCGCCGTCCTCGTATTCTTTGGCGATCGCCCGGTCACACCGCCAGATCGGACCCAGGAGGAAGGTCTCGACCAAACGGTTCTCATACACATGAATGTGCGGAACCGCGCCCTCATTTGCGTTGCGGAAGCTTCCGCTGGGGTTTCCCAGCACAGTCCGCACGAGGGTCTTGTAGTTGATTCCCCGGATCGTCCGGGCAGCGCCGTAGCCGACCTCAGGGGTGGCCTTTTGCGCTTCATCAATCAGGATTTCGACGCCGTTCTGTCTTGCGATGTCCAAGAGGGTCGGCCATGCCATTGTTCGATCTCATCGGGGCCGCCCGGGCCCTCACTCCCCGGGTTTGATTCACGCAGGCGGGCCACGCCGGGGCGTGGTGTTCGGCGGCCAACCTAGCCTGCGTTGTGTCATGGTTCCTTAGTTGCGGTGCGCCGCCGCGGCAAGCTCCCCGGCGATGGCCGAGAGCCTCTGACCCACGCGGTTGCCCGTTGCCTGGTGGCTCGCGGGATCGTCGTCGGCGGGGCTGGCGCTTACGCCTTCCCGCAGGCCGAAGGTGACCCCCGCCAACTTGGCCTTAAGATCTTCGTTCTCCGCCTTCAAGCCGTCCGTAAACAACTTTTGGGCTTCATCCCAGCTCTTTCCCTCGACGAACCAGACGGCGCCTTGCTGGCCGAAGGCATTCAGGAACTCCCTGCCCGTCCTGGCAGCCTGCTGGCCAACGGCGGGAGCCGCGGGCGGCGATTCGGCCGGTTTCTGGGCGGGAGCCGCTTGCGGCGATTCAACCGGCTTCTGGGCGGGCGTCTCTTCAGGTTTTCCGACGGGCTTGGCTTCATCTGCCATAGCGTGTTCCTTTCTCGTGAAAACGCAGACTTGGATCTGATCTCCGGACGATAGCTTGACCGGCGTATCCTTATCGGCCCCGTAGGGACAAATAGCGATGCCGCGGAGGTCCCACTCGCGGATAATCGCGATGGGCCCTGCAAACGTCCGGCCGTTGGCCTCCGCCGTCTTGCCCGCGGGCACTTCTTCGACGATCGGGTCTCCAAAGAAGATCGAGGATTCGTAGGGAACCCCGGCCTTTGCCTTGAAGGCGATTTCAGAGGCGCGATCACCTTCCGTGAAAGGCGTCAGCTTGCCGGACACCTCCAGACCCCTGGACGTGGCCTCGAACGTGTCTACGTAACCTAGGACCTCCTGATCGTAATGAGCGTAGTCCAGCGCGATCTGGCCCTTGTGCCGCCGCATTCCGGCAATGTCGTGGACGACGGGACCCCAGAACCAGTGGTTAATCGCTTCGTTGGACCGGGCGACGAGGGAGACGGGGATAGTGCCGTTCTCTTGCCGGCTGCCAAACTGGCAAGGACCGAAACTGAACACAAGGGCCCCGCCGGGGACGGTCCGGAGCTTGCCGGTGGAATGCGGGTCATCATCGTGCTTCCCGGGATGTTTGTCCTGTTCGGGGGTCATTAGGGCGCCTCATTGATCGTTACGGGGACCGGGGCCAAGGGGACGTCGGTCCGCGGCAGCCCGAGGGACAACCGGTAGTTCTGATAAGCCGCTTCCCTGTCGGCGTTCTCGTAGGCGTCGGCCCCCATGCGGGTGCAGACGCCAGGCGTGGAATCGAACCCGCCGCTCACCGCTTGCCGGTATGCCTGCACTTCGCGCAACGGGTCGATCCAGGGAACGCGGTTGGAGATCCACTCCCAGCGGAGGTCCTTGGCTAAGTTGAATCCGCGGGGCAGATCCAACGTTCCGTAAGCCACGAACATCCCCAGGCGCCAGGCGGTCAGATCATCAAGATACTCCCGGAGGTCCTCGCGCTTCTGCTCCGCTGAGTTGTCGTATTGCAACCACGCTGAACGGTCTTTCGAGTAATTGCCGATCCGCTCGTCGTAGAACAGAAACGGAATGTCGAAGGCTTTGAGGCCCGCGGCGATCTCAAAGTTGATGAACTCCTGCCATTCGCTTGTGGGCGTGTTGCCCTGCACGAGCTCGATATTCTCGCCCTCGCGCAGCTTCAGTGCCACCGGCCCCCGGCCCCAGTCGATCTCGTCGGGGAGATTCTCGGTGTCGAAGCCGGTCATCTTCAGCCCCACCATCTGCGCGATCTTGGCCTTGGCCAGGGCGTAATCAAGCCCCTCGTAAACGTCGCGGATCGGGTTCAGGGCCGCGGCAAACTGCGACAAACCGCGGATTTGATCGATGCGGTCGAAGTAGCCGAGGTGGACGCAATCCCCGGCGGGGACCAGGCGCTCGAAGGTGAAGGTGTTGGGGGAGCGCATCCAGTCCGGGCCAATCTGAAAGGCGCCGCCCCGCCGGTTGACGGCGAATGCCAGGCTCTCACCCAAGTCACCCAAGAGGACGCCGTGGCGCATCCGCGGCAGCCAATCGGGGAGCCGCCGCATCGTCGGGGGCCAGCTCGTGGGCGTGCGGATACGGTCGCCCTCAACCGTCTGGAGCTTTCCGGTCGACAATTTCAGGGTCAGGATATCGCCGTCCAGGGCCCGGTGCGCCTCGACGAGCCGGGTATGGCGGCGCAAGCCGTGGCGCGAGGCGGCGTCGAAGTTCCTGGCCTCGCTCCACCACCGCACCAGGTCCTCGATCCGGTTGTCCAGCTTGGGATCGCCTGTCTTGGCCTGAAACGTGAACGTGGCGACGTAATCCAGGTGCTTGCGGACCGCCCAGGCGGCGATGGAGAAGTTCCGGCGGAGATCGCGCGAGAGCGTGA